GCTGGCTAAGTACATACTTAGCCATTTGCGCGTCTGTAAGTCGCAAAGTTGCTTTTATTTCCGGCTCTGGCGGGTACTCAAACACCTTGCCGTTGTTCCACTCGTCTGCTAGGCTTTTAGCCTCGGCCTCAAGGGCAAACACATGGCCTGGGCGGTCAGCAAACGTAAGAACGTTTAAACCGTTCTTGTTCTTGACGCCCCACCATTCATACGGGCCAATGGCTTCGGCTTTGTAAGGGCCAAAGGCAAAATACCTAGCTGGTTGTCCACTCATCAATCTGCCCCTTCGTCCATAAACATACATACCTTTGGTTGAGCCGCGCCATATCTGCGGCAAACAACTTTTGCAATTCTGATAACCTACCGCCCTTGGTCTTGAGTTCCACAAACCAAGTGCTGCCGTCAGGCAGGCAAGCTATCCTGTCCGCTACGCCCTTGCGCCCTGGCGAGGTGAACTTGTAGGTCTTGCCCCCAAGCCGCTCCACCGCCCAGACAAAATAATTTTCTACATCTTTTTCTTTCATGTCAAGAAGTTTAGCACAAAAAGTTGTGGTACAGTTGTGGCTCACAAACACTAAAGGACTCTAAATGCAGCATTCCAGTATCGTCGGCGGTAGCACCGCCAAGAGGGTAATCAACTGCCCTGGCTCTGTGGCCTTAGTTGCCAAGATGCCGCCCAAGCCATCCAGCAAGTACGCTGACGAAGGCACGCTCCTACACAACGTCATCGCAGAGATTGTGATGTCCGGCCAAAGTTCAGAACATTACCTTGGCACCGTGTACGAAGGCCAGACACTCACCCAAGAACTGATTGACAACAAGTTAAACCCCGCCTTGCGCGCGCTGGATGAGATCGACCCCAAGCAGGAGATGGAGATTGAAGCTGAAACGTCAGTCAACTTTGGCGACCTACTGCCTGGTGTGTTTGGTTCAACTGATCTTATCGGTCGCATTGGCACTCGTGCTGTTGTGCTGGATTGGAAGTTTGGCGACGGCGTTGTGGTTGATGTAGAAGAGAACGAACAGCTAATGTTCTACGCCGCTGCGGCCATGCGTACACCATCAGCGCAGTGGGCCTTTGAGGGCGTGACAGAGATCGAAATGGTCATTGTGCAGCCGCCCGCCGTGAAGCGTTGGGTGACTACACCAGCGCGCATCGCTGAGTTTGAATTGCAGTTGGTGCAGGCCGTTAAGATGAGCGAGAAGAAGACCGCGCCGCTGCGCTCTGGCGATCACTGCCGCTGGTGTGCCGCCAAGCCGGTGTGCCCACAGATGACCGGCGCAGTCGAGCGTGCCTTGCAGACCACCATTGACAATCTTGACCCGCCGACCATTGCCACCTATCTCAAAAACGCTGATATGCTGGAGCAGTGGATTACTGATCTGCGGGCCTTGGCACTCCAGTTGCTGGAGTCTGGGGCCAAGCTGCCTGATTACAAACTGGTCGCCAAGCGGGCGATCCGTTCATGGACTGACGAGGATAAGGCCAAAGTTGCCTTGTTCGCGTTCGGTCTGACCGAATCTGAAGTGGTGGAGACTTCCGTGATCTCTCCGGCCAAAGCTGAGAAGGCGCTCAAAAAGCGCAAGCAGGCTTTGCCGGACGATCTGGTGGTCGCCATCTCTTCAGGTAACACCTTGGCAAGCGCGGATGACCCGCGCCCCGAGGTGATGCTCTTGGGTAAGCAATTAACCGCTGCCCTTTCTAAACTTCAATAAAGGAACAGAAATGTCCAATCTAGTAGCGTTCTCCCAAGCGGGCTTGCCCGCAGTTTCCACCCTCGCATCTTCCTTGCGGGCTATCCAATCCGATGTCGGCCCAGCCGGTACGGTCATCCTGAAAATGGACAAGACCGGCCATTGGGTGTTTGGTGCAGACCAAACCGAAATTGAAGAGGACAGCACCTGGGCGGTCAACCCTTTCTCTTTTGTCCACGGCTTTATCGCCTGGGGCGATGGTGAGGTGTTGGGCGAGAAGATGGTGCCCGTGTCCCAACCCCTGCCGGAGTTGGATGGTGCGCCCCCAGCAGCCAAGAAGGGCTGGGAGACTCAGGTGGGTATGAGTCTGAAGTGTCTGTCTGGCGAAGACAAGGGCATGGAAGCCCGCTTTACGACCACTTCGGTGGGCGGCAAGCGCAGTGTCCAGACCTTGGCCGTGGCCTTGGCAGATCAGGTAGAGAAAGACCAATCCAAACCAGTGCCAGTGGTGCGCCTCAAAAAGGAGCATTACCAGCACAAGTCCTATGGCCGGATTTTCACGCCGGTGTTTGAAGTTGTGGAATGGTTGACTTTGGAAGGTGAGCCCGAGCCTAAGAAGGCTGAGGAAGCTGCACCAAGTCGTCGTCGTCGCGTAGCGGCTTAAAGGTAGGGGCTGGCCGAAAGGCTGGCCCCGCTTTTTTAATATAGTGGAGTAAAAATATGACGCAAAAGTTTTTTAAGGGTGATTTGGTTCAAGTGGGTGAAATGCCCATTTACATGAGCCACTTTGATGGTAATTGCAAAGCCATTGTGCTTTACACATACGAAGAACAATATGGGCGTAGCGGGGCGCAGTCCGACAAGGAGTACTCTTTGTTTATTTTAAAAAAAGGCGGCCAAGGTGAAGTGTCTTGGTATCACGAAAACCAGCTAACGCTGATAGAGCCCGAAAGGTTTGACCTGCTACCAAAGAGCAACGTACACCGCAAGGTGTGGGAAGCTAAAACGGCGCGTGCAAATGACCCTCTGGCTTGACTTTGAGACCCGTAGCGCCTGCGACCTAAAAGTCGCAGGCGTCTACAACTACGCCCAACACGCCAGTACCGAGGTGCTGTGTATGTCCTACGCCTTCGACGATGAAGACGTACAGACTTGGTTGCCTCACCAGCCATTCCCCGACATAACCGGCCACCGCATCATGGCGCACAACGCCGCTTTTGAGCGCTTAATTTTTTGGTACGTCTTGCAGCTTGACATCCCGCTGGAGTCGTTTTACTGCACCGCCGCACAGGCCCGCGCCAATTGCGCGCCTGGCTCACTTGAGGACGTTGGCCGCTTTGCGGGCGCGTCCATGAAGAAAGACCACCGTGGTGCCCAGCTAATCCGCAAGATGAGCGTGCCGCCTTACGAGGAGTCGCCCGAGTTGACCGCCGAGATGGTGGCCTATTGTGAGCAGGACGTGCGGGCCATGCGCGCTATCAGCAAGGCCATGCGGCCATTGTCAGCGCAAGAGTTGCAGGATTACCACGTCAACGAGCGTATCAATGACCGTGGCGTCCTGGTGGACGTGCCCTTGTGCCATGCTGCGGTCAAGTACGCCAGCGCTGAGTTGGCCGAGATTCAAGAGATTGTCGCCGAGGTGACCGGCGGCGAGATCACCAGCGTGCGGTCGCCCAAGATGCGCGATTGGGTGTTTGAGCGCGTAGACGACGAGGCCCGCAAGCTGATGCAAAAAGACGGCAAGGTCAGCATTGACAAGACCGTGCGGTTTAACTTACTCAACTGTGATGGAGTGCCACCCGATGTTCAAGAAGTCATCCAATGCGCCGACGACCTTTGGGCGTCCTCGGTTGCGAAGTTCAGCCGCCTTGCACAGCTATCAGACGAAGAAGATGGCCGAGTCCGAGGCGCTTTTGTGTTTGCAGGCGGCAGCGCTACTGGACGCGCTTCGTCTTATGGAGCCCAAGTCCACAACTTTACCCGCAAGTGCGCTCAAGCGCCTGAAGAAGTCCGCACAGCAATGGTCAGGGGCCACGCCATCGTCCCCAAGTTTGGCAAGCGAGTCACCGACGTCCTCAAAGGGATGCTCCGACCGGCCCTTGTACCTAGTAAGGGTAAATACCTAGTCGTTGCCGATTGGTCGGCCATTGAAGCTAGGGTAAACCCTTGGTTGTCCGGCAGGGGCGACGACAAGCTGGCGATCTTTGCGTCTGGCGAAGACGTGTACAAGGTCAACGCCTCTGCGACCTTTGGCGTGAGCGTGGCGGCGGTCAATAAAGACCAGCGACAAATCGGCAAGGTGCAGGAGTTAGCCTGCGGCTTTGCCGGTGGCGTCGGTGCTTTTGCAGCAATGGGCCGCGTGTACGGCGTGGCCTTGCCTGAGTCAGACGCGCGGCGCATGGTTGATGCTTGGCGTAGGGCAAACCCTTGGTCTGTTCCGTACTGGCAAGACCTAGAATCAGCGTACACCCGAGCGATGCGAAACAAAGGCAAAGAGTTCAGCGCCGGTCGGGTGACCTACCTGTTCGACGGCCTGCACCTATGGTATGTGCTGCCCTCTGGACGCATCCTGTGCTACCCATACGCCCGATTGGAATCCGAAGGTGTGACTTACGCCAAAGCTGCATGGAAACCCGCCGCTGATGCCAAGGAGTGGCCCCGCGCCCGCTTGTGGAAGGGCTTGGCCTGCGAGAACATTACGCAGGCCGTGGCTAATGACTTGCTGCGCCATTCGCTGCGCCAGCTAGATGACGTGGTGCTGCACGTCCACGATGAAATTGTGATCGAGACCGCAACGCCCGACCCCGAGGCGCTGCGCTTGGTCATGTGTACCCCGCCCGATTGGGCTAAGGGTTTACCCCTAAACGCTGAAGTCTCAATTATGGAAAGGTACGGGAAGTGAAACACGTAATAGGATTATCTGGCGGCAAAGATTCGACCGCCCTTGCGCTGCGCTTGATGGAAGTCGAGCCCCGCGAATACGAATTGATCTGCAACGCCACCGGCAACGAGTTGCCTGAGATGGTGGAGCATTGGGCCAAGCTGGAGCAGATGCTGGGTCTAACAATCAAAAAGGTGGGCCATTCGACTGACCTGTATGGCCTGATCGAAGAGCAGCAGATGCTGCCCAATTTCAGAGCGCGCTGGTGTACGCGCATTTTGAAGATTGAACCGACTATTAAATATTTTGAAGACTTGCCAGACGGGTCGGTGCTGTACGTTGGCCTTCGCGCAGACGAAGAGGCGCGGCGCGGCATTTACGGCGAAGACATGAACATCCGATTCCCTATGCGGGAATGGGGCTGGAAAGAGGAGGATGTCTGGAAGTACCTAGCGCAGCGCGGCGTCACCATCCCCCGCCGTACTGACTGCGCCGTGTGCCCTTACCAGCGGCTGGGCGAGTGGCGCGACCTGTGGCGCGATTATCCTGAAGAGTTTGCGCGTGGCGTGGCCGTAGAAGAGAAGCTGGGCCATACGTTTAGATCGCCCCAGCGCGACACTTGGCCCGCTGCGCTTAAAGACTTGGCAGTTGAGTTCGCCAGTGGTCGAAAAATCCGTGGCGAGGGGAAAGTTCCCACTTGCCGTGTCTGTTCGTTGTAAGGATTACAAAATGAATTTTCTCAAATATTTGGAAGAGATCGCCCCCGAGGGTGAGGTTATTCTGTTCGTGCGGCAGAAGCCCATCCTCAAGGACGGCGAGACCCAGTTCCACGCCGATGGTGCAGTCAAGTGCGCTTGGCCTGCGTTCCTACCCAAAAAGTGGAAGCCCGATCAGGCGTGGTACTGCAACACCGGTTGCTTCATCATCGACCGATTCGAGGAGGGCAAACCCGCAGCCAAGGCCGATGCCTGTGAGCGTGTGGCGTTCTTGGTGCTGGACGACGTGGGCACCAAGGCCAAGGTGCCGCCCATCGACCCGACGTGGATCATGGAGACCAGCCCCAACAACTACCAGTACGGCTACACCTTCAGCCTCGACGACCAGCCTATGAAGGGCGAATTTAGCGCGGCCATTGTCGCCATTGCAGAAGCAGGCTACACCGACGGCGGCGCTATCAACCCCGTGCGTAATTTCAGACTGCCGGGCTCGATCAACCTCAAGCCTGGGCGTGAGCGCTTCGCATCCAACTTGGTCGAGTTTCACCCCGAGCGTGAGTTTTCCCTTGCCGAGATATGCGAGGCACTAGGGGTTATCCCAAACCCAGCCGACACCGCCACAGTGCGCCCGATCCGGCTCACCGATGACGGCGGCGACGATGTGCTGGCGTGGACAGCAGCGCGTGGCGACTTGCTGGAGAAGGGCAACAGTAGCGGCTGGTGGGGCGTCGTTTGCCCGAACAGTGCCGAGCATAGCGACGGCAATCCGATGGGCCGGTATCACCCCGTAAACCGCGCCTATTGCTGCCTGCACGAGCATTGCGCCCATCTGGACAGCGCAGCCTACCTTGCGTGGGTGGAAGAGCAGGGTGGCCCCAAGCGCTCCCACGGCCTGCGTGACGAGTTGCTGGCAGCGGTGATGGAGAACACCCTTGCCAAGCTGACCCCGACGGTCGAGTACCCCGACGACGCGGCGACAGTTATCGCCGAGGTGGAGCATCGCGAGTTGGGCCGCGTGGAAATGTCCGGCTGGTTTGAGCGGTTCGCGTATATACAAAACGATGACGCATACTTTGACATGGAAGACCGGCGCGAAGTGATGCGCAAAACCTTTAACGCCCTGTTCCGGCACATCAATTGCAAGTCACGCCACGGCAAACACCCCAAGATTGAGGCGTCCAATTCCTTTGACGAGTACCGCCAAGACAAGGGAGCGCGCGCCCTGGTCGGTATCACCTACGCCGCAGGCGAGTCGGTGCTGGTCGCCCGTGAGGGGCTGGTCTACGGCAACCGCTGGCGCGACGCCCGGCCCGAGCCGGTGGCCGCTGACGTGTCCGCGTGGCTGCGCCATGTCGAGCGCATGGTGCCGATTGAATACGAGCGTGAGCATCTTTTAAACGCCCTTGCCCATAAGGTGCAGTTCCCCAGCCACAAGATCAATCACGCCATCCTTTTGGGCGGCAATCATGGGTCGGGAAAAGACACCTTATTTGCACCTTTTTTCTGGGCCATCGGCGGCAAGGCCAAGGCCAATTGCTCCCTGGTCAAGAACGAAGACCTAAGCAGTCAGTGGGGCTACGCCCTTGAGTGCGAAGTGATGGAGATCGCCGAGTTGCGCCAGGCAGAGGCCAAAGATCGGCGCGCGCTCGAAAACACCCTCAAGCCCATCATCGCAGCGCCGCCCGAGTTGCTGATGGTCAACCGCAAGGGCTTGCATCCCTACTATGCTTTGAACCGCGTTTTCGTGGTCGCATTCTCCAATGAGCGCGTGGCGATTTCCCTGCCCAGCGAAGATCGTCGGTGGTTTGTCCTATGGTCAGAGGCCGGTAAGCTGCCGGAGGCCGATGCCGTAGCCCTTTGGAATTGGTACGAACACCGGGGCGGCTTTGCAGCAGTGGCCGCTTACTTGCACACCCGTGACGTGAGCGCGTGGAATCCAAATGCAGCCCCGCCGATGACTGAGGCCAAGGCCATCATGGTCGAGCATGGCATGAGCGGCGCTGAGTCGTTCCTTGTGAACCTAATCAAGGCCCGCCAGCGTGCGTTTGCGTCCGGCGTGGTAGGCGCGCCCTTCTACGCAATCTGCGATGAATTGCAGCTATACGCGCCAGCAGGCATAAAAATAGTCCCCCCGGCCCTTATGCACGCCCTCAAAGAGGCCGGATGGGTGGACATGGGCAGACTGGCGTCGCGTGAGTATCAGACCAAAAAGCACATTTTCTGCGCGCCGGAATTGGCGAAAACCAATAAATCAGACCTACGGCGCGCCATAGAAAAAGCCCCCGAAGGGGCCTAATCAAGATCAAAAAGGATCGCAAGGATAGCGGCCACCAGGGCCGCTGCGATTATGAGCATTCGAGCGCGCGCTGGGCGTCCGCTCGTGTCGCTTCGTTGTCATCGTCCAGCAGCGCGCGCAGCACGTCCTCTAATTGATTTATGCGCGCCTGTAGGGTTGTCTGCACGTACAGTGGCGTTTGGAAATAGATCATAGATGCCTCACTAATAAGACGGCCAAGGCCAGGCCAATGGTCACGGCCAGCAGCGCGCCAGCCCAAGGGCGCGCCACTGGTTCGGGTTTGTAGTGCTGGCGGTTCATTGTTCGACCTCCATGCTATCGACGCCCTGGGGCGCGCTCACGCGGTCGCTGAGCCCCTCATAGAATCCGGCCAAGTTCGCGTCCCCATAGGGCGCTGCGCCCGTCTTAAAAAGGCGCCGGTTCGAGTTGAGCGTGTAATACTGGCTCACGTACTCCGCAGGGCTCATTGTCTCCCCATAGGCCGGAAATAAGCGCTTTTCCGCGCCCCGGCTCTTTACCGGCTTATGCTTGCCGGTAATCTTACCGGCCAGGGCCTGCACGGCCAGCACGCGATCCAGTGACGCCAGCGTGTACGTGGTGGTATTAATTTTCAGGGTATGCATTTTGTTGCTCCAATCTAATCGCTCGTTCAATGTTTCGTAGGTTGTACCCATCGGCCAATTTATCGGCCAGCATGGCCGCGTCGATGGCTTCGGGCGTGGGCAGTGGCGCCGGTGGCGTGTACGGCCGCAAAATGGCTTCAAATAGCGGGTGAATCATAGTCCGGCCCCCACGGCCATAGATAGCCCGCTCACCCGGTAGCAGGCGCCATCGCTGCGCTGCACGTCAATGGTGCCTGCACGGTGGACAGCCAGGATCCGCACGCGCTCGAGTCGCCCGTATAGTGAGATATGGATATATTGTCCAATTTTCATAGATTACTTTCGTTTACTGTAGCGGCCAGGATTAGCCCGCAAGCGCTGGCGCGCAGCGCTTGCAGATAGCCCTATATCGTGCAGCATCCGCAGCATGGTGCGTCTTCGCACCGGCCGGCCGCGTTACGGATAAAGTGCGAAGGGCCATGTTCACCCATGAGGGTGATTGTGTTTAGCACCGGCGCGAGTGTGGCCCGTTTAGTGCGGCCATCATAATAGATCAGTGCGCCGGGTTTGAACGGCGCGCCAGTGGCCGCGCACCGGCCAGGGTAGCGTGCGCGCATAGTGCGGATCATGCTGCGCCACCTAACATGCGCGCGCATGCGCTATCGTAGATCTCGCGCCCATTGTCCGACAGCGAATCCACCGACAGCATAGGGGAGGGTTTGAAATAGCGCGCCATGGCGCACATGCGCGCATACTCGCGCGAGCGCTGGCCGCCATGGCAGTGCGAAAATGCCAAATAGTACGCTTCGCAGATATCGAATCGATCAAAGTACATGGTGTGCCTTTACTTTATTGTCCGGCTAAGATTAGCCCGCAAACGGCCGTCGCTGGCCGTTTGCAGATAACCCTACGCGGCCAAGCGCAAGTTTATAACCCGATGGCGCGAGCCGTGGGCAGGAAACGCCACAATGGCCGCGCGCTGTCGCTGGCACAATTGGCACGTGGCGCAGGAGACGTCATCGCGCTGGGTTGCTGGGCAGATAACGACAGCGCGGCCTTTTGGCGTGACAGTATTTTTAGTAGTGGTGCTGGGCACCACCACCACCACAGGCCCGCATTCTGTATCGGCAAGGGTATCAGCATCGATTAGATCATTAGCGCTCAAATTGACAGTGAAGCCCCATTCGTTCGCGTGCCGGATCCATTGCAAGCTTGCGCTGTCGCGATGGTGCGAATACGTAAAGCCCCGGCGGCCACTATTGGCCGCCACCAATTGGCCCAGTTTGACAGCGTCAATGGTGCCATTGACCTGGGGCAGATCGCCCGCTTGATTGTGCCGCCATAATTGGCCATCGGGCAGCGCTGCGATGGCCTGGGTGAATTGGCCCCAGGTGGTGCCGCGTGTGCCTGCGCTGACAGCGCGCCAGTGCAGCGCGAGCGGGCCGCTTTTGGCGTAGCACTCTTTTTTCATTGTGCAATCGTCAGGGCAGCTGGCCTGCTCAGTGGTGCTGACGGGAATTGGGCCGGTTTTTACATTGGCGCTTTTAGGTGTTAGGTGAACTTGCATGGTTTGCCTTTTACTGTAGTGAATTGACAAGGGCCGAAGCCCTTGGAGGGTTGGATTATGCTTTGAATTCGTCGTTTGAAACTACGCCATACGCCAGGGCGATCGCTAAAATTTCATTCTGCGATTTCTTGCTGCGCGCCGCGCGATACAGTGCGGATAGTGCGCGCGCCATGTAATCTGCGCCCAGGGTTTGACCGTATTTGAGGGTCAATGCGATTTCGCGATTTTCTGATTTTGTCATTGTGTGCCTTTAATTTACTGTATGGCGACTTTGCCATGGTGATATTGTAAGGGATTCTTTTACACTGTCAACATTTATTTTCTAGGTGTTTACCCTTAGTTGACCAAAATTGTGGGTACCTATCGCGGCGCTTTGTAGGTACTGGCGTTTTTATGCGGTTCTCCAATGGGGCCGGTCAACTGTGGGTCATATTGTCATTAAAAACATTTCAAGTTATATACCCTTTACATTTCATAATGTGAAATATGCAATATGGGGTAGAGCGACTTAGATTGGCGTTTTAAAGTGCCTACATGACCTACATGACCCACCGCACACAAGCGCTGCATTTTGCTGGCGCTACATGGCCGCACTGTTAACGCAGGCACTCTAATCCGATTGGCATGGCCCACATGACCCACATCGACGCACGCACTGGCGCAGGGTTAACGCACACCATGCCACATGGTTTGGCATGACCCACATGACCCACATCCCCATGGCCAACCGCTTGCCATTTTGCTAATGACTTGCTTGCCATTTTGACTAGCATTACCCTTGCCATTTTGCGTAGGGTTTGCTTGCCATTTTGCGTAGGATTTTTGCCATGGGGTGGGAGGGGTAGGGCCGAGCGATTGGGCCAACGTAAACGGAGGGGCCACAAACAAAATTTTTTTAATATAAAATCTACGCACACGCCTTCCAGGCGCAGGAGAACAAATGTTCAAGTCACTGCCGCTCACTGTCCGACACGTCCAAGCGACTGAATCGCGCTTGCAGGCGATATACGACGCTGCCAAGTTGGGGCTCAAAGGCGACACGCTGGCGCTGGCCTCGGGGATGCGGCCTGAAGAGTACCGGCACCTATGCCAATTTGACCCGCTGGCCGAGATGGCCGCGATCAAAGGCAAAGCTGACGGCGAGCGCGAGATGGCAGACGTGCTGCACAAGGCAGCCCGAGAGGGCGACGCCAAGGCGGCGCTTGAGATTCTCAAACACCAGCACGGCTGGGTCGCCAAGCAGTCCATCACGGTGGACATCGACCAACGCATATCCATCACGCAGGCGCTGCAAGAAGCAGAGATGCGCGTCATTGAGGTTGTAGATGCAGTCAACCAGATACAGCGCTGAAGACGAACAGGAATTGATGGCGCGTCTGTGGACGCCGCGCATCAAGGACAACCCGCTCAACTTTGTAATGCTCACGTTCCCGTGGGGCGTCAAGGGCACGCCGTTGGAAAACTTCAAGGGGCCGCGCAAGTGGCAGCGCGAGGTGCTGCAAGATATTGCCGAGCATATTGAAGCGAACAAAGGCAAAGTAGATTACGCAGTGTTGCAAGCGGCCATCTCGTCTGGGCGCGGTATTGGCAAGTCGGCTTTGGTCAGTTGGATCACGATCTGGATGCTGGCGACCCGTATTGGCTCAACGACCATCATCTCGGCCAACTCGGAGTCCCAACTCAGATCAATCACCTGGGCCGAGATCACCAAGTGGTTGGCGATGGCAATCAACAGCCACTGGTTTGAAGTCAGCGCCACACGGGTGATGCCCGCCAAGTGGCTGACCGAACTGGTCGAGCGCGATTTGAAAAAGGGCACTAGGTATTGGGGCGTTGAGGGGCGGCTGTGGTCAGCGGAGAACCCCGACGCCTACGCGGGTGTGCACAACTACGACGGCGTGCTGGTGGTGTTCGATGAGGCGTCCGGTATCGACGACACGATCTGGGCGGTGACTGCGGGTTTCTTTACCGAGAACACGCCCAACCGCTTCTGGCTGGCGTTTTCCAACCCGCGCCGCAACACAGGGTACTTCTACGAGGCGTTCAACTCCAAGCGGGCGTTTTGGAAAACCAAGGTGGTGGACGCGCGCACGGTCGAAGGTACGGACAAACAGGTCTACGAGCGGATCATCCAAGAGTACGGGCCAGACTCAAGCCAAGCGCACGTCGAGGTCTACGGGATGTTCCCAAGCGCAGGCGACGATCAGTTCATCGGCTCAAACATAGTAGACGAGGCCATGAAACGGGAGAAGTACAAAGACCTATCCGCGCCCATCATCATCGGCGTCGATCCGGCGCGCTACGGCGCGGACGCTACGGTCATCGCCGTGCGCCAGGGGCGGGATATTGTTAACATAACGCGGCACCGAGGCGACGACACCATGACGGTGGTGGGGTATGTGATCGACGCGATTGAGGAATATAAGCCGACCTTGGTGGTGATCGACGAGGGCGGGCTGGGCGCTGGGATTGTGGATAGACTCAAAGAGCAGCGGTACAAGATCAAGGGTGTGAACTTTGGGAATAAGGCCAAAAACCCGATAATGTACGGAAATATGCGCGCGCAGATGTGGGGTGAGATGCGGGAGTGGTTGAAATCTGCTAGTATCCCGACCGACAGGTTCTTGAAGACGGATTTGATTTCGCCTAAAATGAAACCTGATTCACGTGGAACAATCTTCTTGGAGAGCAAGAAAGAAATGAAAGCACGGGGTTTAGCATCACCAGACGCAGCGGACGCTATATGCGTGACGTTTGCTTTTCCCGTGGCTCACCGCGAGTATACTGAGCCCACTCGCCGGTATAACGCTCAAGACGGCGCAATGCACACATCATGGATGGGTAGCTAGATGAAGAAAGTATCTCTATCTGTTGGACGCGGCGAGAAACTGCCCACATCCAAAGGGGCCGGTCTGACCGCCAAGGGCCGCGAGAAGTACAATGCCGCAACCGGCTCCAATCTTAAAGCGCCAGCCCCAAATCCCAAGACCAAGGCAGATCAAGGCCGCAAGGATTCATTTTGTGCAAGAATGGGCGCTGTAGCGGCCAACGCCAAAGACGGCGAACGCGCTAAAGCTGCCCTTAAACGTTGGAAGTGCTAAATCATGGCTACTAAACCTGGGCTATACGCAAACATTCACGCTAAACAAGCCCGCATTAAAGCTGGCTCTGGCGAAAAAATGAATAAGGTAGGCAGTAAAGCTGCGCCTACGGCCAAAGATTTTAAAGACTCTGCCAAAACGGCAAAGAAAAAATAATGCCGCTCGTCAAATCATCTTCCCTTAAAGCCTTTCGTGAAAACGTAAAGGCTGAGATCAAAGCGGGCAAGCCGGTTAAACAGGCCGTGGCAATTGCTTATGCGGTAAAGCGCAGCGCCCCAGCCCCAAAAGGTAAGAAATAATGGCTGATTACACCGGCATGGTAGCGGTAGGCAATGTCGCCAATGGTGGCGGCAAGAAGGACGACGACTCTAACGTCCTAGCGACCGCCCGCAGCCGTTTGGATATGGCAATATCGGCGCTGTCTGAGTCCCGCGAGGATGAGATTGACGACCTGAAATTCTACGCCGGAAGCCCAGACAATCATTGGCAGTGGCCCGCCGATGTGTTGGCGACTCGCGGCGCGGTGCAAGGGCAGACGATCAACGCCCGCCCGTGCTTGACAATCAACAAACTGCCGCAGCACGTACGGCAAGTCACCAATGACCAACGGCAAAACCGCCCAACTGGCAAAGTTATTCCAGCCGACGACAAGGCCGACATCGCCGTCGCCGAAGTATTCAACGGCATGGTCAGGCATATTGAATACATCTCGGACGCAGATGTCGCTTACGACACCGCCTGCGAAAACCAAGTCTCTTACGGCGAAGGCTACATCCGAATCCTGACTGAGTATTGCGACGACAATACCTTTGACCAAGACATCAAAATTGGCCGAATCCGCAACAGTTTTTCGGTGTACATGGATCCGGCGATCCAAGACCCTTGCGGCGCGGACGCCAAATATTGTTTTGTAACCGAAGACATCCGCAAAGACGATTACCAGCGGATGTACCCCGACTCAGCACCCATTACCACCTTGCAAACGCTAGGTGTGGGCGATCAGAACCTGTCTCAGTGGCTCAATGAGGACACCATTCGCGTCGCGGACTACTATTACGTCGATTACGACAATGCAACGCTGAATTTGTACCCTGGCAACGCCACGGCCTTTGAGGGAACGCCCGAAGACAAGCAATTGCGGGCCATGTATGGCAAGCCAAAGAAGTCTAGGCAGTCTGACCGGCCACGGATCAAGTATTGCAAGATAAACGGCTACGAAATCTTGGAAGAACGCGAGTGGGCGGGCAAATATATCCCCATTGTCCGCATTGTGGGCAACGAATTTGAGGTCGATGGCCGTTTGTACGTGTCGGGCTTGGTGCGAAACGCCAAGGATGCCCAGCGGATGTACAACTATTGGGTTTCACAAGAAGCCGAGATGTTGGCTTTGGCTCCAAAAGCGCCATTTATCGGTTACGGCGGTCAGTTTGAGGGCTACGAGAACCAGTGGAAAACCGCCAACACGACCAACTGGCCGTATTTGGAGGTCAATCCAGACGTTACAGACGGCGCGGGCGCTACGCTGCCACTACCCCAGCGGGCGCAGCCGCCAATGGCCTCCAGCGGGCTCCTACAGGCCAAAGCGGGGGCTTCTGAGGACATCAAGGCATCCACCGGCCAATACAACGCTTCTTTGGGTATGACATCTAACGAGCGCAGCGGCAAAGCCATTTTGGCCCGCCAGCGTGAGGGTGACGTTGGGACGTACCACTTTGGCGACAACTTGGCCCGTGGTGTGCGGTATCTGACCCGTCAACTGATTGATCTGATCCCCAAAATTTACGACACACAGCGCATTGCCCGCATCATTGGCGAAGATGGTGAAACCAGCATGGTCAAGATTGACCCGATGCAGGCCGAGCCCGTCAAGAAGATCGTCAATCAAGAAGGTATTGTGATTGACAAGATTTACAACCCTGGCGTGGGCAAATACGATGTGGTGGCGACCACCGGCCCAGGCTACGCAACCAAGCGCCAAGAGGCGCTAGAGGCAATGGGCCAACTGTTGCAGGGTAATCCCCAGCTATGGCAAGTGGCCGGCGATTTGTTTGTCAAGAACATGGATTGGCCTGGGGCTCAAGAGATGGCAAAGCGTTTTGCCAAGACTATTGATCCTAAGTTGATGAACGACGTCGATGAAAACCCAGCGTTGCAAGCTGCACAGCAGCAGATGCAGGCTATGGGTCAGGAAATGGAGCAGATGCACACAATGCTTCAGAATGTCGGCAAGTCCATTGAAATGCAAGAGCAACGCCGCAAGGATTACGAGGCTGAGATTAAGGCTTACCAAGCGGAGACACAACGCATCACTGCTACACAAGCGGGCATGAACGAGCAGCAGATTCAAGACATTGCTATGGGCGTAGTGGCGGCTGCAATGGAGTCTAATGGTCAAATTGGCGGTATTCCTGAGATGCCAGAACAGCAGATGGACGTGGGCATGGAGGGTATGCCTGAGATGCCGCAGCCTATGCCACCGATGGAGCAGCCACAATGACCGCCGCACAACTAATGGGGCTACTGTTTTTAGGCCGCAATGTGGCCCATAGCGTCCACTTGAACACCCGCAGCTACTCTAAGCACGTTGCGCTTAATATCTTCTATGATCGTATTATTGGCGTAGCTGACGACTTTGCCGAAGCCTACCAAGGCCGTCATGGTTTAATTGGCCCTATCGCCATCCCAGCGGCTAAGAAAACCACAAACATCATTGAGTTTTTGCAGGCCCAGCTTGATGAAATTGAAAAAGGCCGATACGAAGTCTGTGACAAGTCTGACTCGTCAATTCAACAACTCATAGATAACATCATTGAGGTTTATCTGCGTACTCTGTATAAACTCCGCTTTTTAGCGTAAGGAAACATCATGGCAAACTATATGCAACTGGCCGCAACCAAACAAGTTAAAGTTGGTGCTGGCAAACTCTATGGCATCTTTGTTTCGGCGTCCTCCAGCGGCACCTTGACAGTGTATGACTCCGGCGCGTCTAGCAACAGCGACCCTAAGATTTCGGACACGATTGCGGTATCCGCAGGCACAAACTATCTGAACTTCCCTGCTGGTTTGTTTTTTAACAAAGGGTTGTACATTGTGTTGGCTGGAACTTCTGCCGCGTTTACCGTTGCTTACGAATAAGGCTTACCATGACCGTCAATCTTTCCGCACTTGCTGGAGCAGGGCAACAGTTTTTTGACAATAACGGCGTTATATTGTCGGGCGGGAAGCTGTACTCTTATACGGCTGGCACAACTACACCTCAGACAACGTACACATCTGCGTCCGGCTCTACCGCGCACACCAACCCTATTATTCTTAATTCTGCTGGCCGTGTTGCTACCGGTGAAATTTGGTTGACTGCGGGGAGCGACTATAAATTTGTTTTATACACTAGCTCCGACGTTTTAATTGCTACTTGGGACAATATATCAGGAATTAATGGAACGGGCATTGCTACAAACGCGGCGAATGTTCAATACGACCCTGCGGGCGCTAGCGCCGTATCAACTACGGTACAAGCTAAATTGCGACAGTATGTTAGTGTAATAGATTTTGGTGCGGTTGGAAATGGTGTTACGGACGATACAGTTGCTATTCAAACAGCGTTAAATAATAGCGCGGGGCGTTCAGTATATATACCAAAAGGCACTTATATTGTCACTTCTTTAACTGGCATAAGTAATATTGAAATATTAGGTGAAAACCAAGATTCATCTATTTTTAAACGAAAAAATGCGGACGCTGGTGCGTCACCAATGTTTAATTTTACTAGCAAAAACAAAATTAAAATTTCAAATTGCACGTTTGACGGTAACAAACTCTCACAATCAAATACGCAAGCTATCCTAAATTTTGATGCGTGCGAAAACATTAATATAAATAATTGCACAATTACAAATGCAAAAACTAATAACGGCATAAATTTAACCAACGGAACTGGCGGTACAAACGAAGAACAAATAACTATCCAAAATTCTATTATTAAAAATTGTGACGGCGATGCTATTTACGTCAGTAAAACATTTTTTGTAGAAGTTGATAATAATTTATTGACAAACAATGGCTCGTCTGGCGTAGTTGCAATAAACTATGTATTCCCGCCAGTTGCATCTGTTCAAAATTACATTTCAGTTACCGATAATATGATTATTGGAAACGGTCAATCTGGAATTTCGTTTATAGGCGCGTATGTTGGTGGTTCGTCAGGCGCTCCAATCCCTGGAACATCTGTACCTCCGCAAAAAGGCGTCATTATTTCTGGTAATACGTGTATTAGTAACGACTATTACGGAATTGTTTTTCAAGGGTACGGTGGCGTTATTGACGGAAATTATTGCGAGAAAAACGGCGCGTCGGTTGCTTACGGCGGCATCAACGCTGGTTTATGCGAAGCCACTTCGGTCACCAATAACGTTTGCCATGACAACTATGCATGGGGGATTGACGTTGGCGGCTCAATTAATTGTTTGTGCAACAGTAACGTAGTTACTTATACTGGCTTAACGTCTGGTTCTCCATCCGTTGTAGGCATTAATTTTGGTGGTTCTGTGTTGTCGCAATGCGTTGGAAACACTTTAAGCTACAACGGCACTGCTGGTCATTCATCAATTTACGTTTCCGGCGTTGAATTTGGAGCCGGATATTTGGAAATAATTGGCGCGAACGTAACAATTGCTGATAACACCGTTACACTATTGACCAATACCGCCCTTGGAATTTATATTACCAATGGTACAAATAACGTATCTCTAAACAACAACCAAGTCTATGGCGCTGGCGCTGGAAATGCGTTTAAGTTGGAAGGTGGTGCGACATCGTTTGATATGGTAAATAAGTCAAACATTGATTGGTCTAACGGCAACGTATTGCCTAGCGTTGCGTCCGCAGCCACAACTGTTTTACCTGACAATTGCGAAACGTTCCAAATTACCGGAACCACCGGCATTACTACACTGTACACAACGTCTGCCAATTTATATAAACAAGGTGTTAGGTTTGTACAAATTACAACGCAAGGAAGCGGCTACAACCCCGCAAGCCCACCAAGCGTAACGTTTTCCCCTCCTTCTTCTGGTACAACCGCTACTGGCACGGCCTTAGTTAGTAACGGTGGGAAAGTAATTGGTGTAGGCATTACAAATATTGGAACTGGATATACCTCGGCTACGCCGCCTTCGGTTACTTTTGGCAGCGGCTCTGCGACTGGCACAGCGATTGTTGGCTGTAACAACTACCAATCTCGAATTGTTACATTGATTTTTTCTGACGCATTGATCATTACATCGGGCAATAACATTAGCTTGGAAACGGCCACGTTTACTACTAGGGCTGGCAGCACCATTTCATTTATGGGTGCGTTTGGCAACTGGTACGAAGTTAGCCGAAAATTCTAAATGGCTAACACAAAAATATCGGCATTAACTTCTTCTACCACGCCGCTGGCGGGTACGGAAGTTTTGCCAATTGTTCAGTCAAGCGCAACGGTAAAAGTTGCTGTTTCTGATTTGACCGCAGGGCGTTCGGTGAGTATGTCTGCGGCAACTATCTCATCTGGCAATTTGGCGTTTACTTCAACGGCGCAACGCATTACAGGAGACATGAGTAATGCTACAGGTTCCAATCGTCTGGCGTTTCAAACAAGTACGGTAAACGGTAGCACAACCGTTTTGGTTATACCCAACGGGACTGGCCCAAATGCACAGCTATTATTGCGTACATCGTCAACTGTGGATAATGATTCTTTTGGGCAAGTAGTTATAGTCGGTGGTTCAGAATTTAGAATTTCATCGGGAATAGCAGGAACAGGCACTTATTTGCCTATAACTTTTTTTACTAACGGTAGTAAAAGTTTTCAAATTGACACCAGCGGAAATTCAACCGTAACAAAAGCGGCAGGTCTTGGGTATAGCACGGGCGCTGGCGGCACGGTTACCCAAGGGACAAGCAGAACAACAGGCGTAACGCTAAACAAGCCTACTGGCGCAATCACTATGTTTTCCGCATTAGGGTCTGCGGTAGCGGCAACATTTACAGTGACTAACAGCTTGGTTGCGGCAACTGACACCATAATTTTGAACCAACAATCAGGAACAAATCTCTATGTTTTGTTGGTGACTGCGGTAACGGCGGGTAGTTTTAACATCACGTTTTACACGACAGGCGGTGTTGCAACTGATGCCCCCGTAATCAACTTTTCGTTAATCAAAGGCGTAACAGCATGATTTATTTAGCAACAGTATGCCACGACCTTAAATCCAATACTTTGGAAGCCGTTTGGCTAGAGGAAACGGGAAACGAGTTAAAGCGAGTAAAGTGCCAAAGCTATAGTGTGGATCAAAAAGACGAATTTCTTGCTGATTGCGGCGATGACGGTCAAAAATACGCTGATTTGGCAGGATGGTAAAAATTCCAGCATAATGCTGAAAACACGTACTGGTGCGTTCACCAGGGATTCTATGGAATCGAAAAATGTCAGAAGAAAACCTAGCGGTAGTAGACCCCGCGCCGGAACAGGAAGCAACGGCTGCACCTGAACCTGAAGTTAAAGCGCCGGAAGCAGAAGCACCCAAGACATTCTCGCAAGAGGAACTTGATGCAGCTATTGGAAAACGCCTCGCAAGAGAGCAACGAAAGTGGGAACGGGAACAAGCACAGAGGACTGCGGAAACGCAAACCTTGAGGGCTCCGGCAGCACAGTCTGTCGATCAGTTTGAAACGCCAGAGGCTTACGCCGATGCGTTGGCTTATCAAAAGGCCGAGCAATTGATCGCGCAGCGCGAAGCGGCCAAACAGCACTCGCAAGTTCTTGAGAGTTATCACGATCTGGAGGAGGAAGCCCGCGCTAAGTATGATGACTTTGAACAAGTCGCGTACAACCCCAAGCTGCCAATTACTGATGTGATGGCCGATACGATTCGGTCTTCGGATGTTGGGCCTGAGTTAGCTTACTACCTCGGAACTAACCCCAAAGACGCAGAGCGTATATCTCGCCTAGCCCCGCTTGCACAGGCAAAGGAAATTGGGAAGATTGAGGCCAAATT